ATATGAAGAAGGAGATAAAATTTACAGCTTCTAAAATTCATAATTCGATGACTGGTTTAGTTCGTCGTGGTAGAACTTGGTTGATACAAGAAAGTGTTGGTAAATTTAGTGAAGATTTATCTAAAAAAGTTGATAGACATACTAAACTTAAAGTTACAAATGCAACATCAAGATTGAACAAATTAATTTATTGTAATATTGAAAAAATTGCAGATGGTTTACTTGATTATATTGAAGGTAGTTTAGAAAATATGGTTGGAAGTATTTTAGATGTTCCCATTTGTGCGATTGAGAATTTTTTAGGTGATATGTTTGGACAAGTTTTAAATGTGTTGGACAATGATCTTGGTGGTTTATTCGGACAATTAAATAATTTACATGGTGGTGGCATAGCACTACCTAGTGAAGTATTTACAAAGGGAATTCAAATTGCAAACCTTATCACAAATGTTTTGGAATGTGATGGAGTAACTTGCCCTGTAGAGCCAACTTCTTTCTCAAATAAGTATGGAGTTCAGAAAAAAATTGAGGATAAGATGGATGGAATTGTGGAAAAGGCTTCATTGAATAAGTTAATTAATCCTTTATTAGATAAAATTGATAATGCGATTGATGCTGAACCATCTAAACCAGATTGTAATACTAATGTTCTTCGTTGTGGGCCACCTAAAGTTGACTTCATCGGTGGTGGAGGTCGAGGAGTAACTGGTAGTGCGATTGTGAATGCTATCGGAAGAGTCATTGGTGTTGCAATAGGTGGTGCTGGGTCAGGATTTACATCCCCACCTTTGTTAACATTTGTTGATAGTTGTGGAAATGGATCCGCTGCTGGTGGTTATCCTAGAATCAAAGATGGTAAAATTGTTGATGTTGTGATTACAGAACCAGGCTCAGGTTTCTTGCCAAATACAACAGAAACTACTAGAGATGAAAATGGTGATTTAGTTGTGAAGGAAGTGATTCCAGATCCAAATGGAAACTATGATGGAGAAATATCATATGTAACTCAACTTGACGATGTGGTTGTGCAAAATGCTGGTGTGGGTTATAATGAAGATGATACAGTAACTGTAGATGGCGCAGAAGTAGAACTAGTCATACAAAACGGTCATGTGATAGGTGCAAATGTCGTGAACAGTGGATTTGGATTTACTGATCTTCCTAAGTTGCAGATAAATACCAACAACGGAGTAGGTGCAAAATTGTTACCTGTTCTTAAATTTACTAAGGTCGATGATGCTGAGAGTAATGTTGAAGTAACTCAAGACGCTGTTGTTACTGTAATTAGTTGTATTCAAAAATAAATGTCAGATTCAAATTTACAAGCACCGCCTGATGGAAAAAATGTAGAGTCTCGTGATTTTCTGAGATATTCATTCCGTAGTGGACAACAAACACCAAATGGAGTAACTAATTTTTCGGTTGAAACTCAAGAGGGTCAATCATTTAGTTTTCATCAATCAACAGGTCAAGGTGCATCACCAACAGGGCCTGGAGGTGGAAGAGCGATTTTATCCACGCCAGGAATGTATGAAGAAGATCTTGGAGATGGTTTAGAGTTTAGAGAATCTCCAATTAATTACTGTCTACCAGCAAAACAAATAAATTGTAAAAGAGGTGATATAGTTCTTAATGCTCAAAATGGAGACATTATTTTAAGAGGACAAAATATTAAATTTAACGCAGTTGGTGGTAGACAAGATGGTACGATGACCATCAAAGCGAAAAGATCAATAGATGTTGATACAGCAGCTTTAAGAGTTCAAAGTGAAAATGCTACTGTTTTTGTAAAGAGTGGAGATTTAAATGTATTTGTTGCAAACAAATGTCAATTTGAATATAATATATTTGTTGCTACTGCTTTCTCCGAAAGAACCTTTGGAGTAATTAGTAAAGAATTTCAATCCCTTAACATAAGATCACTATGAACGTATCTGTCTTAGAAGCCGATAAAATAGTTGTAGGAACAAATGATGTTTCTTTCACTGCACCCGATCAATCACCCACAGGAACTGCGGTGTTGAATGGCCCTGTTTATGTTGGAAAAACTAGTGCATCGCCAGGATATGAAGCAGTTTTAAATGTAACTTCAAATTCTGCATCTCAAGATTCATTGGATCAACAACCAGCTTGTAGTGCAAGTTTAGCAATTAAAGCTGACGGTAATTTGACTGTTGCAGGCGATGGTAAGACTGCTAATGCTTTACTCATATCTGGTGGTTCATCTGTTGATACTATTCATGTTGAGGGTGACATGTTTGTGAGTGGTGCAGTTGATTGTGGTAATAAAGGGAAGCTCGCTTCTAGATTTTCCTCTGCTGATGGTCGTCCAAAACCATTCGATATACAACATCCTACAAAGGGAGAAGGTCATCGACTTCGTTATGCCTGTATTGAGGGCCCAGAGGTAGGAGTTTACTATCGTGGTAGATTAAAAGAATCAAATGTAATCCAATTACCATACTATTGGAAAGATTTAGTTGATGAAAATAGTATTACTGTTCAGTTGCAACCAATTGGATCAAATCAAAATCTTGTAATTCAAGAATTTAATAATGAATTTATTGTCATCGCAGAGGATTCAACTAATACTGATTTGATTACCGATTTATCTACTATTGATTGTTTTTACCATGTGTATGGTGAAAGAAAGGACATAAATCCCTTGATAGTTGAATATGAAGGTAAGACATGGCAAGATTATCCAGACCCTAACTTTGATCCAAATAAAGTTGATGAGGATAAAAGGACATATACTGACCCTCAGTTTGCAGGCCCGCCTAATACTTACACCGCTTGAAAAAATTAATTTATATTGAAGAGAATTTTATTTCTCCTGATGAGTGCCAAAGATTTATTGATTTATCCCTTGCAAACAAAGGAAAAGAGATGCCTTATGGTGATGAAACCAGAGGTGGTGACACTTATCTAACCACTGTTGAGTGGAAAGACCATACTGCTGTTTATCTAGGTGGTGATGTTGATCCCACTATTCCATCATTAGATGATGAGGTCATAACTAGGGTAAATAGTATTTGTAAAAGTTTTAACTCTACCGCAAATCTTGATTACGTTGGTGTCATAAGATGGCCTGTTGGCACTTTTATGAAACCACACTTTGATGACAACAACGTGCATAATCCTGATATATTTGCTGCGATGTTGTACCTAAATAATAATTTCTCTGGTGGAAGCACTTGTTTTGAAGATTTTGAAGTCAAACCAGAGCCAGGAAAACTGATAATATTCTCAAATTCACAATATCTTCATTACGTTAGTAAGGTTGAAGGTGATGAGAGGTTTGTTTTATCATTCTGGTATAATTCATTGAATAAATAAACTTAGACAGAATCTGTAATTAGAGAAGAATAGGATGCCTCTTTCAAGACTGGAGAATTTTCTAAAGAATATACAAGGTAATGTTATCTACGTTGACCCCAACGAATTGGATGCGACTGATAGTATTGAAAACCAAGGAAACTCCCAAACACGACCATTTAAAACGATACAGAGAGCTCTGATTGAAGCTGCTAGGTTCTCTTATGTTGTGGGTCAGAGAAATGATAAGTTTGATTTAACAACTATAATCCTTGCTGCTGGTACACATACAGTGGACAATAGGCCAGGATTTATACCTGTTGATGTAAGTTCAGAAGCAAGATATACAACAAGATTTGGAAATACTAATCAGATATTAAGTCCTTTTGGATTAGGTAGTAACTTTGATTTAACATCACCTGATAACGAACTATTCAAATTAAATAGTGTTCGTGGTGGTGTCATCATACCAAGAGGTACATCAATTGTAGGTAAAGACCTTCGTAAGACAAAGATAAGACCAAAATATGTTCCAGATCCAGAGAACGGTAATATTGAACCAAGTGCAATATTCAGATTAACTGGTGCTTGTTATATTTCACAGTTTACTATATTTGATGGAGATCCATCAGGTAACGTATATAAAGATTATACTTCAAACTTATTCACACCAAGTTTCTCTCATCATAAGTTAACTTGTTTTGAATATGCTGATGGTGCAAATGCAGTTCGTATCAAGGATAGTTTCATTGATGTAACATCTACATCAACTGACCTTGACATGTATTACCAGAAGGTTGGTGATGTTTATGATGCTGGTACAGGTAGACCAATCGAACCAGACTTCCCATCAGGAAGTCTTGATTTCCAGACAAGAGTTGAAGAGTATCGTATTGTTGGTTCAAAAGGTCAACAGGTTGGTATTTCATCTATTAAGTCTGGTGATGGCACAACTTCATCCACAACAGTGACTGTTGATTTAGATTCAACTCTTACAGATCTTTCAATTGATACTCCTGTTCGTATCTCTGGTATTAGTACATCAGGATATAATGGTATCTTCGTTGTATCAGAAGTTGTATCGAATACACAGTTTAAGTATGTGGTTGGAGCTGCACCTAATAATCCACTACCAACATTGACAAGTGCAAACGTGAACATTGAAGTTGATACCATCAACTCTGCTTCACCGTACTTATTCAACCTATCGAAGAGATCTGTCTTTGGTATGAATGGTATTCACTTGGATGGTTCTAAGGTGACTGGATTCAAAAGTGGATTACTTGCACAGTTCACAGGTAATGCACTTCAGAAAGATGATAAGGCATTTGTTAGATACAATGCGACATCTGGACAGTACGAAGATTATACAAGTGTAGACAACTTACATTTAGATCCATCTGCTATCTATCGTCCAGAGTATGAGTCAACTCACGTTCGTGCGTCAAACGATTCAATTGTTCAGGCAGTTTCTGTATTTGCAATCGGACATAAGAGTCAATATGTAGCAGACACAGGTGGTGAACTATCACTTGCAAACTGTAACGCAAACTTTGGTGAAAATGCCTTGATGTCTGAGGGATTCAAAAAGACTGCATTTACTCCAGATAATGCTGCATATATTACACATATCATTCCACCAAAAGAAATTACTGATGGAAGTGCAAACGTTGACTATCTATCACTTGATGTAGATAAAACAATTGGTATAGGAGCGTCAACAAGACTATACTTTGAAGGATTCACAAATAAAGATGCCCCACCACCACATATTGTAGATGGATTTAGATTTGGTGCTGCATTAGATGATAAGATAAGATTACAACTCAATATCAATGGAAATGAGGGTGACTTTGTTTCTAAGGTTGTGATGCCAACTGCAACTGGTATTACAACTCTTACAGGTGAAAAGAGATATGTCGTTGATAATGCTGTTGGAGTAAGTAGTATTAGTTCAAATATCATATCTTTAAAGACAAATCATGATTTAATTACAGGTGAATCAATTCGTGTTATTGCAAATAATGGTTTCTTACCTGATGGATTAGAGGAAGACCAAGTTTACTTTACAATTAAAGGTAGTAATAATAATGATATTAAGATTGCAAGGACTTTAAATGATGCTTTAGAAGGCACAGCACTTACGATTAACAACACTGGTGGAGAACTTGTAGTCGCTAGTCGTGTATCCGATAAGAAGTCTGGTGACATCGGACATCCGATTCAGTTTGATAATATTAATAAACACTGGTATGTGAATGTTTCTATAGAGGGAACTAATAATGAAATTTATCCTACGTTTGTAGGTGTTGGAACAACTGCTCTTGGTGCAAACACACCGAAGTCATACTTTATAAGAAAAGAGAACTCAAGAAGTCTTGAGGATTCAATCTATAAGTTTAGATATGTAATCCCTGCTGGTATCACAACTGCAAGACCACCAATCGAAGGTTACATTCTACAGGAGACCAGTGATACAACTGGTTCAACTGATGCAGAAATCACAGCCACATCATTAACTAACATTGATGACCAAAGAAACTTCCACTTTATTAATGAGGCAAACTGGTCATCATCAGATAACGTTGCAACATTGATGTCAGAAGAGCCACATAACTTGACTGTCGGTTCTGTTGTTAATGTTAATAAGGTTACATCTGGCAATAACGCAACTGGTATCGGTAGTTCTGGATTTAATGGTAGATTCTCAGTCATAGGTATCACAAGTGCAAGAGGATTCCAATACTCATTAAACGCAAACCCAGGCTCATCTACTCTCGACGCACAGACAAGAACCGTAGATAATATGCCTAACTTCTCGAAAAATGAGTATGCACAAAGTTTCTACATCTATGAGTCAGAAGAAGTTAAAGAACATATTACAGGAGAACAAGATGGTGTTTATCATTTAACATGTCTACACTATGATGTTAAGCCAACCGTATCACCATTTACAAATTATAAGTTCAGTCAACCAGTCAAAGACTTATATCCACAGGTTGATAGGGATAATCCAGAGTCTGATCCTGATGCTGCAATCAGTCATGCTGTATCGAAGACAATTGGTAAGGTTGCATCAAGTGATTTAAAAGATAGTATCACAAAAGATGCACAGAGTAAATTCTTACTACAGAATGGTATCAGTGTCGGAATCACAAGCGTTGTTTCTGATAACGGTGCTGGTCTTGCTCACACTGCATACTTAGCTGTTGAACATAATCTAAACTCAATCCTATCTGTTGGTATCGGTTCATCTGGTGTTGGATATGGTGAAGGTTCTGCTACAACATTACATGGTGCAAAACTTGTAGGTGTTGGACTAGGTAG